TTCTCATAGTAATCTGACTGTAAATTTGGCGTATTTTCAGCCTTTTTGTTCTTTTCATAGCCTAAAAGCTGACCATTTTCGTCTTTTTTCTCTTTCATAGCCCCTTCTTGAGCAAAAAATGTCCAATCATCGGGCTTTACAAGCAAAAGTTTTTCTTCTGAGGCCATATATTCGGGTGCTGGCACTTCACCAGCCATAATTCCCCACCAATGCGTCTCATCTGGGGAGTTTGTGTCCATAATTACCCCATACCAGCTAGGGCCACCGTCTCTCATAGACGGAAAACGACCACAGCGCATGGTACAAGCATCAACTATAGATTTTGGAAGTTCTCTTGCTTCATTAAGCCAAACACCAGTTAATTCAAGAGATAATAACTTTTTCACATCTTCTTGCTTGTCTAAAGCCAAAAATATGACTTCACATTCAACAGATGTCTTATCGGCAAGAGAGAAGTTGACAAGATGTGTATACGGAGGAGACCACACAAACTTGCCAACTTCATCTCCGAACCAATCCCGCCACGTCTTAATAGTCGTGGTTTTCAGTTGGGGATTGGTATTACGAATGACTGCCCATCGTGTTCTGCGTACCCCAGCAGAATTAGGGGCTTGATTGACAGCCCTCCGCATTATTTCCATGCAACACGTTACAGACTTTCCAGAACCAACTGGGCCTCGTATTCCACGGACAAACGATTCATCCTTCATAAAAGCCTTGGCTATAGGGCCAGGGGGTTTATAGTCAAGATTCATATTATTGTGTTCATTAATTTTCTTCTTGCCCTAGCATTCCCGTCCTGACCAAAAAGATTTCTCTTTGCAGCAGAAGAAAGACCAGCGGTCTGTATTGGATCAATAACAGACTTCATTGGAGTCTTTGCGTCAGGAGAAGAGGCATCATCATCAGAAGATATTGTTGTCCTGTTCTTCATATAACCCTTTGTGTCGGAATCAAAACCAGCACGAATATTGCCTAATGCACGACTGCCAGCACTAGACAAAACAGCATTGCCAGAGGAAGCAGACCTCACCATGTTGCCGCTAGATGACCTGACATAAAAACCACTTGCTCTTCTGCCAACAGCTCTTTGATTGGCAACAGCGTCTTCATTGCTTTCATCTATCTGGCTAGAACTAGCCTTTTCCATGTCATCTTCAGCTTCAGCTAAACGAAGCATTGCAGCTTCTTGGTCTTGACGCTGCCTCTTCTTTTTTGCAGCAGCTCTGGATGGCGGTGCATCTGGTGTGCTAGACTGTTCTCCCATAATTACCTCCTGTGATAAAAAATATTTTGGCTTTGTTAGGTTATTGAAGTCTATTGCGTGTGCAATTCACCTTCTTATGGATCAGTGCGAGTTTTTTAAGGTCGGTGTTCATCATTGCCTATACGAGCAGTGGGTCCCATCTAGTCTACGTTGAAGTTTATTTGTACGGCGGTGGACGGAGTCCGCACCACATCCTGTCTGAATCCTGCCCTGTCCATCAGATCCTTGGCAGCTTCCAGCCTGACGTACTGAGACTTGCTGCCCAGCAACTCACGCATAGTTGCCATCGCTTGTGTGGCGTCCCATCCCAAAGTCATCATAGCCAACTGCTGTCGGTATTCGATAACGTGTTGTTTCTTCAGTGTATTATACGCCCAAGCCTTGTTTCTACCCAGCTGCTGTGCTGCTTCACTGGCATTGCAACCGTTATGCAAGATAGCATGCACCAACTCTGCTTGGCTTTCCGTCAGTTTCTCGTTTCCAACTTGTGCGGCAGGAGCATGTTTCTCGATGTCTTCCATCGGAACAATCCCTGCTTTGTACTTCTCTTGTTGTGTAACGTTTGCTTTCGTCATATCCGTGGGCCAATCACTGCGTCTACGGACGATTATACATACCAATCTCAACTAGCTGTCAAGACACATTTTACGAAATCGGGGCTTTGTCGTCCGTTCGCTTTACAGCGAATGTCCTCATCATAGTTTGCTTTTGGCTTTTTGTATGATGAGGACGTTGACTTTCGACCCCATCGAGGGGTTCGTAAGTCAATCACCTAACGGCCGTTTTTTGCGTCACTAGCAAGTATACAAAATTAAGTTCGGTTGGGTGATTGTCTTCCGTTTCGTTGGCGATCCAGTAGGTCGCCTGCCACTCACACTCCAGACTATCACTAGCTTACCTTAAGCTCGACGTTAATTTTGCATGTTGCTAGTGGGCAAAAAGCCGTTGCGTAGGTTCCTCTTCCGCACAACGGCATCGAGCCGTTGCTTGGAATTTGTCTTAACAGACGGTCTAGTTGTCTCGGGCAAGGAATGCCCGAGTGTCGGCAGGGCCGACCCACACACACATTTATTTTTGCGAGATTATACCTGCGGTTTTACACGATGAATTGCTCGGCAAGCGGTGAAAGTAAAGGGAGTTTCAAAATCCGAATTTAGTATTTAATTGAGTCGAGACGTAGCTCGACATGACATCCCTTTTCGACAGTTTGTCTTTTGATGGAAGGTCGAAAAGGGATGTTTGGTAAATCCATTTTGACTGGCGGGGCTTCCTTGATCAGTCAGCCCAACAACCCTTGACTATCACCTTTCATCGTGTGGGTGGTTCGCATCACGCAAAAACAAACGTGTGTGTTCTTTTAATTGTCATTCGTAAAGGAGAAATTGACATGACTATCAAAGATAACATTGAAACTGTTGAGTACATTGATGATATCTATCCATCACATTTTGACGAACATGACATTGTTCGTTGCGAGATACAGGAGGCTATCCAATCTGGTGATTGGGACAGAGCAAGACAACTTGCTTCACTTATCGACATTACAATTCAGTAGGAGGCTGATATGACTTTGACTAAAGACTTTGATATGGACATGGCAATTCGTGTCGAACTTACTAACTACGATTACGTCAAGCTTATGCTTAAGGAGCATGGTGAGGACAGTATTCATCGTCCTTACTTAATAGAGGAGCTTATGGATTGCATGAACAACTTGCTTAATGCAGGGTATCATTTACTAGAATGGTACAATACCGAAGTAGTTGAATAAGCCAACTTAGGGGTAGGTGATTGTCATCTACCCCATAACGTCAAGGAGAAACAGATGAACGTGCATGTAGAAAACACTTATAAAAGCATGATTGCTTTCTGGTGTAAAAGACAGATTGAAGCCATTGAAAAAAATAACATGGCAGATGCATATGACATACAGACCAACACACTTCCTAAGTGCTGGTCAAAGTATAAAGAAGCACTTGGCAACCGTATCGTAGAGGAGAAGTAGACATGACAGATACAGCTACACAAATCAAATCATTGTCAGACCAACTGGCAGTTCTCAAGGTTCAACAGGCCAAGGAGTTGGCTGGCGACAAGCCAGACCTTCCTCGGCTTGAGGACATCACGACTGACTATCTTGACACGATAGCCAAGCGTCTACGCACAGACACTTTTGAGGAGACTGCCAAGACATTTCACGATGCATGGCAGGATCACTACCATCAACTCGAGGTGTCACGGCTGATGTTCGCTGGCGAACATGACCTGACTATCCCACAGAAGATGTGCGACAGTCAGCTTCGTAACTTCGAGTATGAGATGGAGCAGCTTGTCGAGTATGGTGACAGGGTTGGTCACTCTATCAAGGAAGCTGTTATCCTTGAGGAGATTTCACAGCTTGCATACGATGACCTCACTGACAAACAGAAGCAGCTTCGCAGTCAGTGGATAAACTACTACAATATGCACTATGTGCTATTGCATCGTGTACGTCCTGAGATTGAGAAGCGCACTGGTTACACTATGGGTGCTTACAAATCACGCAAGCACCTTGAGTCAGAGGCCAAAGCCAAGAAGTGGCGGCCGAAGAACAAGCGTGTCAACATGGACACATGGTTGCTGATGTCCAAGTCCGAGCAGGACGCATACGTCAAGCAACATTGCACTCAACTCTAACACATCACACGATGGAAGCTATGGACTTCTCGTCCTGGCTTCCATCATATCCTACACACAGCGTTCAACTACCCACATGGGTTTGTTAACGCCTCAGACTCGGAGGAACTTATGTTCAAAGCTAATTTCAAGAAACATATCAAACGTGGTTTGATAGCTGGCTACAGCAACTACGAAAGATTTCGTATGTTTGCTGGTGCAGCAGAGGTTGTATACCTCAACCCATCAATCAAGCGTCTTGAGCAGATCAAAACATACTCTAACAATCTAATGAAGTCAGACTACACAGACCGTGACGTAAAAAGAAAAGCAAGAGTTTTGCGTTCAGAATGTGAAAGCCAACAAATGTTGAAAGATGTATTGGCTAGATTTTCCAGACTCAGAACGGAGGGTGTCTTATGATATTCTACATCATCGCTGGTATATTTTCAGCACTGGCTATCCTGTTTTTGTTAGCCAAATTCGATTTCAAAAAAGTTCTTTGGCTTGACATCCCGATTGATATAGCCTCAACTGTCTTACTGGTCGCCATGTTTGCTGGCACATTTGCCGGCATGATGGCAGCAGTGATAGGGGGGTGCATAATTTCAGTCACACTTTACACTGTCAAAAAACTCAAAGGATATAAGAAGCCAATAAGAAAAGGTTTACGATATCAATGGGTTAACCAAAGATAACAACATGGAGATTGAGGTACTCACCGTCAGCTGCAGCAAGGTCGTTAGTAGTGCCACAGAGGGTCAGGTAACGTGATACCCTCACCAACCTAAACATAGCAAACGTAAGGAGAATACAGCTATGAATATTGCACAAATCACAGTATCAGGTAACGTGGGTGCAGACCCAGAGATTCGTGATGTCAACGGCACTAAGGTTGCTAACCTGTCCGTTGCTGTCAACGAAGGATACACCAACAAGCAGGGTGAGAAGGTGGAGAAGACCCACTGGTATCGCCTCGAAGCTTGGGACGGTAGCAATGGCAAAGGCCTCGTGTCATCTGTCATTGAGCCGTATGTGAAGAAGGGCATTACCGTCTTTGCTCAAGGCTTCCCAATCATTGAGGAGTATGAAAAAGATGGCGTGACACATCGTTCATTCAAAGTTAAACTTGCAGGCGCAGGGTCTACCTTCCGTCTTGCGGGGAAGGCTTCGGCTGAGGGTGGCTCTGCACCAAAGAACGACATACCATTTGACGATATTCCAATCTAGGTCTCCAACAATAGTTATCTGTCCCAAAGAGACTATTGCCTAGAATGGAAGGACAGCCTCATCGCTTAACCGTTTATGACTTCTGCTAAAGTTACGGGTAAGTGGTGGGGCTGTTTTTGTGAAATATTCACAGGAGGTTCACATGCCAACAATGGAAACAGTAATCGACCCTAAAAAAGAAACAGTCGAAGTCGTGAAGTATGACTATTTCAATGGCGACTTCAGTGACTACAGAAAAATTATTGAAGCACAAATACTTACATTTGTACGCCTCTATGACAATGGAGATGGTGTATATTTGGATGATGAAGGTTTGTTTGCTGAAAATCAGCACTTCTGGATGCACAGAAATTACCCGCAACCACTTGTAAACATTGGTGTTTTTATTGGTACAGACTCAGAAGGTGAAACAGTTGTGCCTCAAACACCTTACCCGCAGCTTAAAAAAGATGTACGATTTATTGGTTCAAGATATCAAGTTGCGCTAGCAACAAGAGTACATGGTCATCTAATTGATACGGAGAATGGTTATGAGGACTACAGACCAATATTCTTTCAATGATCAGCCCGGCATTGCTGTATTTATTGCAGAGGGCGTTGAGCAAGCCAAAAGCCAAGAAGAGTTTATAGCTGCATGGCAATACCTGTACGACTCAGGTATGTACCTACGCCTCCAAGGTTGGTTTGGCAGACGCATACAAGACATGATAAGAGAGGGCATACTCGATGCTTGATATATTTGTAGAATGCTCAAAGTGTGGCGGTGAAGGCCGACTCGAATATGAAGTCCCAGTCATTGACTATGAACGTGGAGGATACCTCAAGGGAGAATGGGGTGAGTGCGATGAGTGTCATGGTCTGGGTGAAGTACAAAAGAATGAGGAGTAAACATGATCAACAGACTAAGACAAATAGGATTCGTCAACATCAAGACGAGATGGATTGGGTGGTTCGTCACTGTTCACCTAACATTATCGTTTACCATCCTGTTGTTAATGATAGGCATGGGCATCAATCCGACCCTTTTGGTTTCAGTGATTGGTGCGCCCCTGTGGATTGGCGTTGCGTTCGCCTCAAAGACACTGACTGACAAAATCATGGAGGACTAAATGTTTGATAAAATTAAAATTCGTAGCGGCATTCCAGTGCCACCAAGACACTCACATACTCACCTTGGAGCAGTCGCATCCAAAATGAAAGTTGGTGACTGCGTTGAAGTTAGTAAAAATGAAGTAGTAAGAATGTGTCAATGTATTCGCCATAGATACGGCAATAGTGCTGCTACTATGCGTAAGCTAGATGATGACACATGGCGTATATGGAGGAACAAATGAGTAAATTGTATCATAGGTCTCAGGTCTCAATGGAAGTAACTAAGGTAACATTGGATGCTGGAGAGGAAGACCAAATCCTTATCCAATGTTGGCAAGGAGGAAATATCTACCACACAGTTTATATTTACCCACAAGTAGGTAAAAAATTTGAACTGTTTAGTGGTATAGAGTTCAAAGATGAAACTATTCTGATGGAGCAAGTAGCTAAACAAAAGGAGAAAGTAGATGCAGACGCAAATTGAACTAAAGGAGCTGAAGCACTCTCCTAATAACGTGCGTAAAGTCAAGCCCAGTGACTCTGGGTTCAAAGCCTTATGCGCCTCAATCCAATCTTGTGGTCTACTGCACAACCTTGTCGTAACTCCCAACGGCAAGGGTTATGTAGTTATCGATGGCAACAGACGCCTCGATGCTCTCAAGACTATCTACAAAGGAAAGGGTACAACACCTGTCAACTGTATTGTTCTTGATGAAGACAGCGCAGAGGTCGGCCTTCATGCCAATATGATTCGTGAAGATATGCATCCGCTTGATGAATGTGATGTCATCATGGCCTTATGCAACGATGGTCAGGAAGACTTTGACTCTGTTGCTTCACGTTTCGGTCAAACTAAACGGTGGGTAGAACA